GCAGCGGCAATCTCAGCTTCGCGGGTTCCGGGTTCGACAAACGGGTCATGTGTGTTGACCTGCATCGCGATTGACTCCGCCCGCATCTCCGCAGCCACGGCTCGGATGTGGTCGCGGAGGATTTCGGAATCATCCCTCGGGTCATCGGCCAGCGCGTAGTCGTCGGCGTGATCGCGGAGATACAGCTCTTTCATCACCGCCCTCAATGCGGCAGGTGTCAGGGGTTGGTTCGTTTTATCGTTCGTAGGCATGTAAAATCGTTCTGGCCTCTTGATTTGTGATTTGGGGCAGCGCGTCGTAATATCGCTGCGCTTCCAATCGTTCCCTCTCGCGTTGCACGTCCCGCAGGGCTTGAATGTATCCGGCTTTCCAGCTATGCTTGAGCTGTGTTTCTATCTCATCCGGTGTAGGGATGGGCACCCGAACCCTGCCCAGTAGCGCGACCATGCCGCGCCAGATTCTAGCGTTGCGAGACGCCGCGTCAGCCCGCCTCTCTGCCGCCGTGGCGATGTGCGCAGGCTCACGGTAAGCGGCGATACCTCGCCTGACCGCTGCGCTATGGCGTGCGCCTCGCGAGACTTTTTTCATAGTTTTTCAGGGATAAACGGAAATATTTTGAGACACGCTTTGACTCGGCGCCGTAGCCTGCATCCGCCATTCGCAGCGTGATGCGCTTGACGGCATCCGGGAGCGTAATGCCCTGCGCGGCCAACGCTTCGATGCGCGCCACTCCTTCGCCGAATGTCTGCGGGCCATAGTAGACGGCAGGTGTCGGGGCGGTCATTTCAAAATCTCCTTAATCATTGCCGCCGTACCGAATGAAATCAGGTGCCGGGGCGTGGTTTTCAGTATCCGCCAGCCCAACAGGGCGGCGGCGTTTTCCTTCTCCATGTCCTTCAGAAATCCGAGGGCCGTGTTGTGCCGGCCTCCGGAGAAAAGTCCTCCATGCACTTCCAGCGCGATCTTTTCAGAGGGCCAGCAAAGATCGAATCGCCAGTCCCTCACGGGATGAAACTTGTGTTCAAAAACGGGTGCAGGAATCCCCATCCGTCGAAAGAACTCCGTGACCTCATCTGTGCGATAAGTCGTGCCGGAAGGGGGCGAAAAAGACGTGCTCATTTTTGGATCGTGTAGCCGAGTTTCTTGTACGTCCGCATCCGGGCCTTGAATTGGGAATGGGCCAGTGATGCCCCCCGATCCACAAAGTCATGCACGACGCCTCTCAGCTTCCCCTCTGATGGCCGCATGACCCGGCCGGTTCTTTGCTCCAGCTTGCCGGCAGAGCGCCCGCCGGCCGCCAGGATGACTGTCTCCAGCCTCGGCACGTCGAGCCCTTCGTCGGCCAGTGAGGTTGCCACCATGCAACGCAAAGCCCCATGCCGAGCGGCTTCGATTGCGGCCTTCCGTTTCCGTAGTCCCATCTTGGAATGAACGACGACTGAGTCCTTGATCTTCGCTGAAAGCAACTCGCCGTGCTCGATCGATCCCACCAGTACCAGCACGCCTTGCCCTTCGTTGGCCAGATCGATGATCCTCTGATTCCGGCGGGGATTCAGCCGAACCTTCTGCTGGGTGACTTCCCAGAGAGCCCTGCGTTGCAGCTCATGGATGGGCGTGAATCGGAACCGGCGGCGACGGTCTGCCACCAGAACTGCCGCCTCCCGGTCGATGTCAGCCTGAAACTCTCCCACGCGGTCGAGGTCGTGCGTATGGACGATGCCAGGCGTGATCGAGCCACCCTCCAGAACTTCGGAGCGGGGGATTGTGATGAAGTTACCCTCAAAGAAAGCCTTCAAAGAATCATCCCGCTGCCAGTCCCCAGACCAAGGCGTTGCGGAGAATCCCCAGACGATGCCGGAAGCCTTGATCACAACTTCACTCCAGCTGAGGGCAGGAAGGTGGTGACTTTCGTCTACAATCACGATGTCCGCATCCGAAAGATCCGGCTTACCAGCCACGCACCGCACTTCGATCTCCACCGGGTTCGGCCAGGTGACCTTGCCGATGGCATCCTTGGCCTGCTGCACCTGCTCCCTCGTGTTGGCCAGCCAGACCACGCGGTCGAAAGGCCGGAACACGGAGGAGGCCGCAGAGGCAGCGATCAGCGTCTTCCCCGAGCCCGCAGGCGCGACAACGAAGCCGCGCTTGAGCGGGAGTAGGAAATGGACGGCGCGTGACTGGTAGCCGCGAAGGATCACGGGAAGGAGGTGTCGTCGTCTTGGGTCGAGCTCCTTGCGGCCCTAGACGGCGGGGCGGCTCTTGATGGAGCCTTGGCGGCCGCAACGGGCAGGCGCTTGGCCTTCTCCGAGAGCTGCTTCAGGAACGAAGTGCCACCCTCCAAGCTCTTCGCCTTGTATCCGCCGTTAATGTTGTTGATGAACTGAACCTTCGCCCGCTCCTTGCCCTCGTACTCCTCCAGTTTCACGACGATGCGGCATTCCTTCTGATTCACCTGGTTGGATAGGTTCTCAAAGTTGCCGTCAAAATCGAAGGCATCCTTCAAGGTCTTGACCGTGTAGGGAAGGGCTTCGTCAGTGAGGAAGAGCCAGCTGCGGATGGTGTCTCCATCATCGTTGGCGTGCTCCATCGTAAAGAAGGGCTTGCCGGAGTTCGATTGACCGAACTCGGAAGTGATTACCTTTGTGGCGTAGTCGCCAGCTTCTGTGATTTGTGCCATGGGATTAAACGCTGAGTGATTCTTCCGTCCAGTGCCGGAGGCCCGGCAGGACTAGGTTGGGATTTTGCTTTAGGATGGCGCGGATGGCCGTGCCGTTGGGCTCGAGGGTGACGAGGTTGGGCTCGGCTGCGTGGAGGGCTCGAACGTCCAGAACTTCGAAGCAGATTTTCTTCAGGAGCTTGCTGCCCTCCGGCTTCTTCACCTGGGCCTGAACGATCTGCTGCTGTACCTGCACGATCTTCTCCTGCGCCTTGGTGACCACCTGATCGACGGCCCGGTCTCTGGCCTCTTCAGTCTTCGCCTGCTTCGCGGCCTCCATCGCCTGCTTCTCCGCTTCGCGCTGGATCTTGAGCTGCTCATCCTGCAGGCGACGGCGCTCTTCGTCGGCCTTGCGGCGTTCTTCGGACTCGAACGCACCGACCAGACGTGAGAGGCGGGTCTTCTCCTGATCGACGGACGCCACCAGCTCTTTGCCGAGGGCGTCGATCTTTCTTCCCAATTCCAGAACTGGCGCCTTGGCGGCCGTGCGCTGGGCTTCGATCTCTTTGGAGAAATCGGAGAGACGCTTGAGGACTTGCGTCGCATCGTCAGCGTCCAGCCGGTCCTGAATCGTCGTGAGTGCAGAGGCTTCTTTGAGAAGCTCGTCCCGGTTTTGGCGTACCCCATCGAGCACGCTGATTTGCGTGTCGTCGAGGGAGGGAGTGAGGACGAGGGCGTTCACGCTGCCTCCTTGATTCCGGCCGCCTTCATGAAGCGGGCCGTCTTCGATTTAATGATCTCCAGATTTTCGGCAGAGAGATCCCGCCACGTCTTGCCCGTGGCGATCCAGTTGATCGACACGAGGTACTTGTTCACCTGATCCTCATGGGCCTCGAACAAGCCCGAGAGGCCAGGCGGCACCGGATTGTTCATGGCCTTCTGAACCTCAGCGATAAGCTCGGCGGCATGGCTTCCGGCCAGATCCCCCACGTCAACGGCCTCAACCTTTTCGAGCGCCCGCATGATGATCGGCTTGCCCACGGAGTTCTTCAGGTAGATCTCCAGCTTTTCGATCTGTTCGGCGGTGATCGTGTCGGCCTTTTCTTCCGAGGGTTTTTCAACCGGCTTCTCTGCGGCCTTCTCCACCGGCTTCGAAGTGCGAGCCTGCGCCCCGGTGAAGACGTGCACGATCTCCTCCACCTTCATGGGCATCTCTTCGGTGAGGCCGAAGCGATTCTTGGCGTCCCATGCGGCAGTGCGCTCCGAATACATGACCCGCTCCTTGCCGCCCTGGGCCTTGATCTTCTTGTCCGTGCCCTCGACTAGGTGGATCTTGTAGTTGCAGAACAAGATCATGTCGGCCCACTCTTTTAGCAGAGGCCCGACTTGCTTGGTCAGCTTCAGCTCGTAACGGTCGTACCCGTCAGTCTCGTCGGGCGGGGATACCCGCTGAACCTTGGCATGAGCCACGAAAACGACGTGCAAGCCCTTCGCGATCAGCTGATCGACCAAGGCCAAGAACTTGACCACGTGCTCGGCGAGCATCGTGTAGCCCTTGCCGTAGCCAAAGTCCTCGATCGACGCCTTGCCCGAGAGGCGAAGCATGTGATCAATCAGCGCCTTCTCCATCCAATCGGCCGAATCAATGACGATGGTCTTAAAGCCGTGATCGTCTTTGATCAGGTCCTTGATCGCGTGCTCGATGGAGCGCCAGTCGAGACAGAGAGCCCGTGCGCAGTCGATCTGCTTGGAGCCGTCTTCCGTGTCGAGAATGAGGGCGTCGGGCAGTTCGGCGGCAAGGGTGGTTTTGCCGATGCCTTCGGTCCCGTAAATGATGCCCCGGACGGGGGCTTGAAGTTTTCCTTTGAGGATTTGCATGGTGAGTTATTTCCAGTTGATGCCGAGTCGCTTGATGATGGCCTGTCCTGCTTCGGGAGTGGCGGCGGCGATTTCCGCCATGACCACGTCGAACTTCCAGAGCGCGGGACCATCCGGAGGGATGCTGCCGCCGGCCTTCTTAAAAATGGCCTTGTCGCTGACGTGCGAACCGTCGAAAGAGAGGCCGACCGATTTGAAGAGCGCGTCTTTGGCGATTCTCAATTTTTCGATCTGCAGATTGATTTCCGTCTTCTTCGGCGGGCGGATGGGAGCGGCAGCCGGTTGGGCCCCCGCGGATTCAGTCTTGCCGGCCGTGGCCGGTGGTGCTTTCTTTGCCATGTTGGTATTCAGTTGCCCGCCTTGCCCGGCGGGTTTTTTGTTGTCTGACGAAATGGTGCCGGTCTCTCCCGGCTGTCGCTCAACTTACCGAGCGCGAAACCTCGCCGGCCTCCGCGGCCCGCTTTGCGGTTCTGCCAGCACCGGCGCCACTGCCGGCGAGGAAATTGTGGAGGGCAGTCAGCCACGCGCCCCTGCGCTCCATGCGCCGGCGGCGTGCGACCCGTATCAGCTTTGCCATGATGTCCGGCGTCATGACCGGGAAGAGACTGGTCTCGTGGGCCGCGCAGGCTTGCGTCGCATCCTCCTGAGAAGAGAACCGGCGCACGTGCAGGCCGCCGTCGTCGCCTCTAATCAAAGCGGGGGTCATGTGGCATCCCTTTCAGCCATGAGTTCGAGACGTTGATCCAACAGCGCATCGATCTTGTTCCGGTAGTGCGCCCGCTCCTCGTCGCTTGCGGCCTGCAGCCACATGAGCCGAACGAGCGACAAGACTTCGTCCAGATCAGCAATAAACTTGATGTATCGGCCTTTCATGACGTGGCCTTTCGTTCAGACGTCGTGCACGTCAGCAGGATGGCGCTGGTCTCGCCTACCTTGACCAGTGAAGGCGTCCACCGGATTGTCGCGAACTTGCCGCCGGTGGCAGCGAAGAACGGCCCGCCTGAGACCTTCGCATCGTGGCTGGAGAATGTAACCTTCACGCCGTCGTTGCCGGGGATCAGAAGAAGGTTCAGGGGGTTCACCACGGGCTTCTTTTGTGCCAGGACGAGCAGCCGCGCGCCGTCCTTGAGCCCCACCAGATCGACCGCTTGGCGGTTGATCACCACCAGACCGGTCGATCTGGATTTGCTGCGGTTGAGAAATGAGACAAGCGGCTCCTTGCCGTACTCGCGTGAGTGGGTGACTGGCGTCCAGTCGGAAAGATTGATGTTCACTTTTTGAAAAGGCTTCTGACGGTTACGGGGTCTTGCAGGCACGCGAGGCGCTTGGCCCGCAGGGCGCGCCTCCGCTCGGCGAAGTGCGCCACGAGAATCATGGCGGACGAGCAGACCACGAGCAGAAGGCCGATGGTGATGATCGCGGTGGGGCTCACAGGCCGTCCTCCCCGCGCTCATGGGTTTCGTCGCTCCGCTCCGTGATGAATGCCACCACGAGCAACGCGGCCAGCACCACGCCACCGCCGATGATTAATCCGACGATGAAGAGGCTCATGCTGCAGCCCTCCGCTTGCTGATCTGGTGCCGCCGATACGAGACGCCGGCCTCATCGGCCAGGGCCCGCTCAATCTGGGCGCGGGAGTAGCGCCCCTGCGAGACAGGCTTGATCTGCTTTTCAGCCAGCCACCGATAGAAGGCAGAGGGCGACTGCTTGCCGACCAGCCGCTGCGCCTCGCCCGGCGTCACCACCGGAGCGGCGTCAACCTCGATCCCGAGCTGTGCGGCCATGCCGTAAACCTCGGGCTTGTCGGGCATGCTCTCCTCAACCTTGATCCAATCTCCGGCCATAATGTTGCGTTGGGTTAAGCTACGAACAGTTCAGGCTGCGCCTTCGCGTTGCCGAGATTCTGCGCGGCCTGCTTGAAGTAGCCTTCCTTCAGCTCGCTCCCGACGAACCTGCGCCCCATCTTGAGCGCGCCAACGCCCTCGCTCCCGATGCCGGCGAACGGCGAGTAGACCAGGTCTCCGGGATTCGACCAGAGCGACAGCGCCCGCTCAATCACGTCGAGTTGCAGTGGGCAGATGTGCCGCTCATCCGCGTGGTCCCGCGCTCCGTCTGTGTTGAGGACGCGCCCTTGATCGACCGTCATCCAGACCGGTGACGCGACCTCCTGCCACCATTCGACCGGGTATGATGCGGGGTCTTTCGTCACCGGTCTCGGGTTTTCCCCCGGCTTGCGGAAAATCAGCAGGTAGTCGGCACAGCCTACGCGCGAGTCGCACGAGTCGGCCTTCAGCGTCTTGTAGAGCAACCCATGCGCTTTGGTGCGCTGCATCTCGGTCACGGGTGACTTCCAGATACAAATCCGCGAATGAAATAGGAAGCCATGCCGCCAGAAAGCGCGGATTATTTCGCCGCTGAAGTCCTGGAACTCAATGCGCCCGTGCTTCCACTTCGTGCTGAGCAGGTCAACGCAGTGCACGGCAACCTCGCGGCCCGGCACCATGATCCGGGCAATCTCAGCGATAAGAAACTCGAAATGCTTCGTAAACTCGCCCAGGTCCGCGCTGTTGCCCATGTCCTGGAGGTCCGCGGAATAGGTGAACAAGTCGGCGAACGGCGGAGAGAAAACGGAGAAGTCTATGGACTCGCTTGGGATTTGTTTCGCGGCGCGGACGCAATCGCCGTGGTAGAGCTTCCACCCTTCGCCCTCTTTGGTCGAAAGGTCGAGTTTCGCCGAAAGCTCTTTGATTCGGTTTTCGGCGAAAACGGAGGACGCCTGTTTCATGGATGCTTGCATGGTCTGGTGCTGTTGAATCTTGCGTTGAATGCTTTGTGAGATCGCGCCTTCGGTCGTAGCGCGGACGATGTGCGCGTGAACCTCTCGCGTCTGCCCAAAGCGGTATGAGCGGCGCAACGCTTGGTAGAAGTCCTCGAAAGAGTAGGAGAGGCCAACGAATGCGACGTTGGCGCAGCATTGGAAATTCATGCCGTAGCCCGCGATCGACGGCTTGGAAATGAGGATGCGGACGGCCCCCGACGCGAATCCGTTGAGCGCGGACTCCTTCTTGAATGCCGAATCGCTACCACGGACCTCCGTAGCATGCGGGATCAGCTCGGCGAGCTTGTCGGCTTCGTCGTTCGTGTTGCACCAAACAAGCCACTGCTCGCCCGGCTTGGCCGCTACGATTGACGCAACGCGCTCGGATCGTGCCTGCGATGTCAGCTTCATTTCCGCGTGCAGCGTCGTGGCTGAAAGCGTCGCGTGCCGGAAAAGCTCCTCGCCGCAGTCGGCGCGCTCATCGACCTCCACAACGTGCTCGTGCATCCGCAACGTCGGTAGCTCGTAGCCGGTGTCATCGTAGCCGATGTCCGATGGCTTTGATACGCAGCAAGCCCACGAGGCGAGCCACTTCCAGAACTCGCCCTCGGCGTGCTTCTTCAGTCGCCAGTCGCCAGTGTTGAACGTATCGTTAACAAAGAACGTTGCGAGCATTTGAGCAGGCGAGCAGACGCCAAGGAATGCGGCGTGTTGCCCGAACTCCGTGTAATCGTTGGGCGATGGCGTGGCGGTGCAGCAAAGACGATAGGGCGTCTGGCTGAATGCTTGGGTTAGGGCGATGCGTGTCTTGCCGGTAAACGCCTTCAGGATGGAGCTTTCGTCGAGCACGACGCCAATGAATGCGGACGTGTCGAAATGCTCTAGCTTCTCGTAGTTCGTGATGTAAATGCCGTGAACGGTCACGTCTGCCTGGCTTGCCGCAACTGAAGCGTTGATTCCAAACTTGTACGCCTCCTTGACGGTCTGCTGCGCAACGGCGAGCGGAGTCAGGATCAAGACGGGCTTGCGCGTGTGCTCGGCGACTTGTCGCGCCCATTCCAATTGTTGGAGCGTCTTGCCGAGTCCGCAGTCTTCAAAGAGGGCGGCCCGTCCGTTGCGGATCGCCCACCGAACGACGGCGGACTGCCACGGGAAAAGCGGCGCCAGGATTGGCAACGGATCGAAGCCGGCTGGTTCAACCTGGTGAATCTTCTGTCGGATAAATTCGTCGTAAGTCATGCTAAAATCCTCTGTTGCTGCCACGTTCCTGCCTTGCGCCAGACGAGCCAAAACGCCCACGCGGGAAACTGAGCGGCGGCGCGGGCCGTTTGCTCCTCCAAGGTCTTGAGGATGCGATGGCACTCCGTGAGCATCGCTTTGACTTCGGGGTCGTGGCTCATGCGGCCCTCCGCTTCTGCTCCCAATAGCGCCGAACGCTTTCGCTCAGCTTCCGTTTGCGATCTTCCGACATCGGCCCAAGCTTCTTCCCGGCATGGTGCAGTTGCCCGTGCTCATCGCGGGTTGTGCCGTCCTTCAATTTGATGCGGCGATACTTGTTCATGGCGTGACTTCTTCCGTTGCCTGACGCGCAGCCAAGTAAGCCAGCAGTGCCTCACGCACCACGTCCGCCAGCGAAACCTGCCTCGCCCGTGCAATCCGCGTCAGTCCGGCCTGCGTCGGGCTGGTGATTCGCACCTTGAGGCTGTGCCTCAGATTCTGCTTTCTCATGGGTTCACCAAGACCACAAATGAACCCGAGTGAAAAGGAGAAAGTTATATAAACACTTCCATCCCTGGGATGCCAATTGCGCAAACGCCTGAGAGTTAGCGCGATAGTCGTTACAAAAACGAAAATCTCGGCTCTTTCCTCTACCTCCTGCGCCGCGAGCGCCGGCCCGTGAGGCAGTCGAGAAAGCAGTGATCGATCTTGCCCGGCAGGCTCAGGCGCTCGGTTTATGTGCGATCGCAAAGTAGGCCCGCCCGTGGTGTTACAATCGAGTCGCCCGGATTCCACCCTCATTCTCTCAATTCGTGCTTGCACTAATCAAATGAGCTGTCAGGGTGAGTACGTCAGGGGCAGCCCTGACCTTGGTGGCCCCAAGCACTAAAGCCCCTTCCTCGTAGGTCGCGAGGCGCCCGGACCCAGGGCGAAAAAGTTGGGACATGATATGACGACCGAAACCGACCTCAAATCCGCAATCAGGCGCTCCGTCTCGCACGACGAGATTGTCCGGTGCCCGGTGATCGCCCTGACGGGCGGCCTCCGCGCACTGAGCGAGATGGCCGACGTGGAGGACAGCGTGGAGATTGACGATATGTCGTCTGACCGTCGCATGGTCGATGTGTGGGGCAAGACATGGGATGGCGAACGGTTCCGCATCTACCTCTTCGTCGAGTAAATCCCCCCCCCCCCCCCCCCCCCCCCCCCCCCCCCCCCCACCCCCCCCCCCACAAAAAAAAAAGACAGAACACACCCACCCCCCCCCCCCGCCGCCCCCCCCACCCCAGACGAGAAAGACCCCCCACAAGCTACCGCGCCGCACCCC